GGTGAACGTGGCCCAACTAAGCGGCCTGACTGACCCTGCGAGTGTGCTATGGGAATTGACACCCTATAGCTTCGTCGCTGATTGGTTCATCCCAATTGGTAACTATCTCGCAGCCCGTTCTCTGGCTTCGGCCTTGACGGGTACTTTTGTCACCACCAAGACGCGTCGCGTTTTTTGCGCGTACGAAGGGTTGGCTAATACTGATAACGGAATCGTGCGAACAGTGTACACTACCCCCCCAAAGGGGAATTGTGCGCTTATTAACGTGACCCGGACTGTCAGTACGTCACTCAACGTCCCTGTCCCAAGCTTTAAAACCTTGGACAAGGTCGCATCTTGGAAGCACTGCGCTAACGCTGTAGCTCTTCTCGTTCAAAAGGCGTTTTAATCGGCGCCCTAGTCCTTGAGGAGTCCCTTTGTAACTCTCTCATTTGGAGGACTTTATGTCCGCTATCGCTAACCTCGTCATCTTCGACGGGGCTGCAACCCCAGTGTCCCACACGCTCGTGCCAATCAGCGTCACCCGCAAGGATGACAAAGTAGTAGCCGAGTATCGTGAGATGCTGACCACAATTCCGGTGGAAGCTCAAGTTCGCGCAACTTTCACGTTGCAACAGCTTAAGAGCGGAATCTGGAAGGAGGAGTTTCGTGTGGTGGTCCCCGTCATGGAGACCGTGACGAACCAAAATGCAGCTGGTTACACCGTTAGTCCGAAGGTTGCTTACGAGGACTCGAGTATCTTTACTCAGTTCTCACACAAGCGCTCGACGATTACTGGTAGACGCCTCTGCAGGCAGTTGTGCGTGAATGGTGCGAATGGTATCACTACCACCGTCACCCCCACCACGACCGGCCCGGTGCCCGAGTTGGTTGATCAGCTGGTCGCTCCGACCTAAACTGATTCATTGACTTGATCATGCCCTCGAGAACTCCTACGGTTAATCACCGCGAGAGAACAAAAGGGTCCTCTACTTCCCCTAAAGGAAACAGAAATGCGTTTTACACGCTGGGATCAAGCCTCAAATGCCGACAAGAGCAACGAGGTTCTCTTTCTCCTTTCTCGTTGGCACCTCGCGCAATGTAGCGACGAGGAGCAGGTTGTGGAAGTCCGACGACTCGTAGAGTCTAAAGATTTCAAAAGCCTGTGCCACTACGAGCTGCGCTATGACACAATATCTGTCAAGGATGCTCGAAACCTGCGCCAAGTTTTAGCCTTTTTCTCAAAGAGGGCTGACTTGGACGTAGGTGTAGACACTAAGGCAGTTGCGTGGAAAGCAGCCGTAGAGGCCGAAGCACTCTGTCGACGGACGAATGAGATTTTCCGGTTGTACTTTCGCGGGGGGTTCCAATTCCCCCTGGACGTTGAGTCGGTATTGTACCGTGCTCAGCGAAAAATTAGTTCAATCTTAGGAGATCTTCCAAGTCTTGAGACGCTAAGACTACGCTTTGGCCCGGGGGCGACCACACAGGTCAAAAAGAAAGATGCATCTGTCAGGCGTAAGCTTGCGCAGGTGTTCGCTAGTAGCGAAGAGGCAGTGCGCTTCCTCCCGGAAGTGCTTGCTGAGATGCCTAACTGGTCTGGGTATAACCCCGCCAGCGAAAGCACGTCAGTCCCCGTCACAATAGATCGTGGCAGGATTGATTTCGTACCGAAGTCTGCGAAAACCGATAGAACGATAGCTGTTGAACCCATGCTGAACTCTATGGTTCAGTTAGGGATTGGCAGTCATATCGCTGCGTGTTTGCAGAAGGAGGGCGTGGACATAACCGACCAGTCGCTTAATCAGCGGCTGGCCTGTGAAGGTTCGCTCACGGGGGAATTAGCAACCCTCGACCTCAGTAGTGCCTCGGATACTATCGCTTCTGGTCTAGTGGAAAGCTTGCTACCACTAGACTGGTGGGATTTCCTCCGGTCCTTCCGGACTGGAGTGTCCACGTCACCTGACGGCGTAATCCGACTTGAGAAGTTCTCTTCCATGGGGAACGGGTTCACTTTCCCACTGGAGACGCTGATCTTTTACAGCTTGGCTTACGCCTGCTGTGATCCGCGCGACCATAAGAGAGTGAACGCATATGGCGACGACATCGTCGTTCCGTGCTATGCCGTTCCTTTGCTATCGAAAGTTCTTACCTGTTGTGGGTTCCTTTTGAATAGTAAGAAGAGTTTCAGCTCTGGCCCTTTCCGCGAAAGTTGCGGGAAAGACTACTTATCGGGAATCGAGATACGGCCTTGTTATATCAAAGGCTCTTTATCAGGTCAAACATGCTTTGTGCTTTATAATTATTACATTCGCACACAGCAGCCTGAACCCGCCGCTCTACTTCTCGAGTTCGTGGATGAAAGTCTTCGGATTTGGGGCCCTGATGGGTTTGGTGATGGTCACTTAATAGGTGATTGGATCCGTACTCCTAAAGGGAGAGAAAATGGATGGGGTGGCTTTACCTTCGAGACCTACACGTTTAAGCCCCGAAAAGCCTTTTATAAGCTTGGGGCGGACTACGTGTTTCCTTCCTATTCTATTTACGTCAAGGATTCTGAGTCTAACGACCAAGAACTTGAAGTAACAAGAGCCTCGCGGTTCTTGAGACGCACACCTAAGCAGCACGGGCTCATAAGGCCCGACCGCTCAGACAGTGTGTACCAGATGAAGGATGGACGACAATGGCTCGTTGATACTCTCCCTGGGTATCAAGGGTACAAGCGTATTAAGATCTACACATTCGGCTAGCCCCCCCGAGAGGGGGGGTCGGCCGTTCGGGCAGTTCTTGCTCTAGGAGGTCCTATCGGACAT